CGCCAGGCATTCCTGGAGATGGTCTATTATATTGTTGCTGAGAAGGTCTTGGCATTTGTTGTTGAGGAGGCATATTGTTTCTCTGCATAGTAGGTTGTCCTCTTGCTGCTTGAGAATTATTAAACATAAATGTAGCTGCTTGTCGTTCTTCATCATTGTTCATTTGATTTATAGCAGCACTGGCAAATTGCTTCATTAAATCGGGATTTTGTTTCATAATATCTTCCATACCTGGTATAGAATTTTTGAACATAGAGTTAGATAAGTGATACATGAAAGCTGAACCTCCTAACATAAATAATAATTTAACTTCAGGAGCCATTTTAGCACGTTCCTTATATTTTTCATGTAATTCTTCAAATACTTCATTATATTCATTAATTCCTTCATTTACTTGTTCTGACCATCCATCCAGTTTAAAATCTAAGAAGTCCATTTTATTATTTAGTAATTCGGCACCTGTAACAAATGCCATTAAGCATTTTCTTTGAAATTTAACAGAACCTTCTACTTCTCTTTCGTGGACGACTCTATTAAGTTCTTCTTCCATTTCATTTACATCAGATGACATATTAAAATGTTTAATACCTTGAACTCCAAGACGTCTCATTTTCTCTAATTTGAACAAAATCTCCTGTTTCTTTTTTCTAACTAATTCTCTATTTACAGGTGGTTGAGGAGGCATCCATTGTTGTTGATGTTGTTGTTGATGTTGTTGATTCATTCCATTTGGATTTTGACTACTTGAATAATCTGTTCCTGTTTGAGGTGTTGATGTAGTAGTTCCACTAGCAAATTCAACATCTGCTGGAAAACCATGGTTACCCTTTCTTCTGATATTGTCTGAAACAAGATTTTGACTATCTTCTTCTAATTCATTTACTATATCTTCTGGAGTAGCTAATTTAGGGACAGTTCTTTTTCGAGTGTCTTGATTATCAATAAGTTTATCTATATCGTCTTGGCTTAATCTAGATGTTTTATCTATATTTAAATCATTAATCATTTCTTCAATTCTAGAGGCAGTCTCTGATCGTGTATCAGATGTTAACTCACTTCTTTTAGCATAAACATTACTAGATAATTCAGAACTCAGTTGTGCCGAAGAAGATTGGTCACTACTTAATTCATATGCGTTTTGTAAAGGTTGTTTGGCACTTTTATCTGCTTTTTTTTCTTTATTAACTAATAAGTCTAATCCAATATCAATATCTTTATTACTAGATAATTCTAGTTTATCCTGAATTTTTTGATTTAGACTACTATCAGGCGGACTTGTGGTATTTATTTTATTTATTTTAATATCGACATCATCGCTGTTGTTATTACCTAGTGAAAAGTTACCACTAAGCACTTCTTCAATATCATTATTTGATTTAAATTTAGTTCCCTTGTCAGTTTTTAAGTTCAAGCTCATTTAATATTTTATAGAAAACTATTTTTAAATAATTACGCAAACGTTATTTATTTATTATAATAAAATGTTAAACCTTGTAAATAACAATCAGCTAAATCATCCTTTTTACTATTTTCATTAAAAAAATCACTCCAATTTGAATTATATTTTTCTATAAAATATTTAGTATAAATAACTGACTGTTTCTTTCGTTTATTATATGCGTTTTTGATATGTGATAAGTCCACTTTAGGACCATCATATATAGCCAGTTTTTTCCTTGCATTAAACAAGTTAATATTGTAATCATCTGAGTCAGGTGATATTTTTTTCATTAGTAAAAAAAAACTATACAATAACATTTGAACTGATTTCATAGTAGGATTTTTTAAAACTGGTTGATTTTCTATTACTATTTCATCTACTTTGATGAGATTTACTTTTTTATATAGTTGATTATACATTTCCATGCCTATGTCATCTAAAGATAAATCCTTAGTAGTTTTTTGTTTATATTTTTTTACCTGTTTACCAGTATATGTTCCATTTAACTCCTTTTGGCAAGTCTTTAATTTACAAAATCCTAATTCATTATCCCCATCAATTTTTACTCTATTTACAGCAGGTTTATCACATAATTTACCCTTTTTACATACACAGCATTTTAGACCGCCTTGTAATAATGTTTCAGCACAATTAATAATATCCCAGTCTAATATTTTATGTTCTTTATTATCTTTATCACTAACTTCTATTAAACAATACGCTAAATTTTTTATACCAACATCGAAAGATAGAATCTTCATTTATAAAATAAAACTATTTAATATTTAAGTAGTTATATTTTTTTATCATAAATCATAGTTATCTCTTCTTCAGTATCATTAGGTATTAGTCTATTATCTATTGTACCATATTCAACTTTATCTGTAAACTTGTTATGAAATAGTGTATTTTCTAATGTATTATTTTTAAGACTACTAAGAGTAAATTTAATATCAACTTTATGACAATTTGGAAACTTATCCATTAAACCATCACTATATTTACCATAATATTTTAATTTATATAGCTGTCTATTTTCAATTCGATTGATTAAATCTGATGATTTAGTTCTATTTTCACATTTATTTTTATTTGACAAAAATTTAGTATAAATACTATCATCAAGATACAAATATTCGTCTTTAATAGAACCTTGATCTAATGAACACATTTCAACAAATTTATCTTCTAATGGACAATTCTCACAATTATTAACTTCTATAAGAGCATCTGAAATCATTAGTTCAATCATTTTAACGGTTTTATGATTATATATATCTTTATGAAATCTATATCTTGTGTAAAACATGTCGAAAATGTTATTTTTAAGAGATACATCGTATAGAATTCTTTTATCTTTTACAAAACTTTTGTAGAATATTCTCTCGGGATTAAAAGCATAATCTAATCCTATATGTTTGGCATCTCTTTGTAAATAATCAAACCGATCAATATCAATCCCGTTGAGTTTGTTGTTTACTAATTCATATATATAAGGTTTTTCGCAGTTATATGTTTTCATTCCTGAGTTCTCTATAATCATATGTTCTGGAGGTTCTATCATATTTTTTATCATATCAATGTCATATCCATTAAATCCAGAAGGCTGTGTTTCTTTAAAAATTTTCTCAACTATTAACTGCGAGCGTTTCTCATGACTATGGACTAATCCCTCTGAATCAAAATTTTCCAAAAAATGATCGAATACATGTGAATAAGGACCATGTCCAAGATCATGGAATAATGCTGCCAGTTTGATACAGCGTTTTTCTTTGTCTGTAAATAATTTTTTATTACTATTCTTCTCTAATTGAGCTGTGTAGGTATTAGCAAGATGATATACACCAACTACATGTTCAAATCTACTATGACTTCCAGATGGAAATACATGATCCAATAAACCAAGTTGTTTAACTCTCTTCAATCTTTTTAACCATCTATTATCTAAGAATACTAAGTCGTTTTTATCAATTTCAATATTACCATGGACTGTATCCAGAATTAATGGCATCTTATCAATTTGCTATTTTAAAAACAAAAACATTTGTGTCAAATTTTTATATATATTCGCAAATTTCTGTAATGTAATTATTTCCATTAATTACTAATCGAAAAGGCTTACCACAACCTAGTATCTTGTCTTCTTCGATTAACTTATCACACAGGACCTTTGATAGGTGAGGGTCTATTTGTGTATAAGTGTCTTTAAAAACACCATGTCTAAATATCTTGCAGTTGAATTGGCTTTTTAAAATTTCAATAAGCTGCTTACAATGAGGACAATTTATATATATACAATCCATAATATATATATTAATTTTTTATAATAATTTATTCGTGAGGAACAGCTTTACCCCAAAAATTTTTAGGCATAACATTTTCTTCAGGAAATCCTGATTCTCTTAGAATTTGTTCTTGAGTTCTCATAGGTAATTTATCTCTACCAGCATAGAACATTGGGTTTTTTCTGGGAGCGGTCCCTGATTGAACAGGTGGGTAAGTTAAACTTCTAAATGGAATACCATTTCCTAATTTGATTGTTTCGACTTTTCCAGATTTGCCGTTTTCACATACTTTAATATGGACAGAAGGCTCTACAAGAACGGAGCCTAACCCCATATAATAAGAGTTAGGGTATCTTACTCTGAATTCAAATTGACCTCCTTCTGCCAATACTGCTCCTCTATTAGGAGTATTTTCATAAGCAATGTCAGCATTTGGGAACGGTAATCCTGATCCAGTATATGATTGGGTGTATGTAGGAGGGTTAGGTGCCCAAAAAATTACAGTAGGATTTGTTAGAATTGAATTAACAGAGCCTCTTACTACAAATTCTCCATCTCCACTATCTAAAACTACACCTTCGCAAGTGTATTTACTTCCAATATTTGTTTTCCAGTTATCACACATAGTATTATTATAATATTATAAATTATTTTTTTCTACAAACAATAAATTAAAGATACTGAGATAACTTATCTTTTAGTTAAACAATTACTTGACACGCAGGAATTATTGTTAAAATAAAATTAAATTGAAAATCATTTTAATATTATCTTATTTAAAGATTGTAAGCAGCAGGATCTCCTCCAGACATTAATTTTCCTCCAGCAGGAACAGAATCTCTTACTACAAGTTCGCCTTGAGCCTTAGAATCCATTTGATTATAATAGTTAAATAAACTATTTGTATCGGCACAGCAATTTGAGTGTTGATTTACAGGTAATTCTTTAGGCCAATCTCCACATTTTTGAGAGTCACCGTCGTATTTTCTACCCATACCTAATCCATCAGCATTAACAAAGTCATTGTTACATGAATTATTATTACATACTTGAACTGATTGTTCTTGAAGCATAGTTCCTTGGTTATAAGGTTTCATGCATGGACCGCATCCGTTTTTTTGAGTAGTGTAAGTTCTATTTAAATTCATGATTTTATTAGCATTATGTGTTAAAAACATTCTGTACTCGTGTGAATTTAATACGGCATTGTTAGATCTGACTAAGTTGTTTACATGGCAACTGGGTCTGTAATCTGTGAAGTGTCTTCCATCATCCATTCTAGGAGGACAGTTGAAATATTTATTATTACTAGTTTTATGGCAATCCATTTTATATATTATTAAGAAATATTTTTTATAGAATTACTAATTTAATTAAGATGAATTAATTGTTTGTAATTCACTATTGTCACTTGTTAAATCAACACCTGCCTCTATCAATCTTTCAACAAGAACCGTTTTATTTCCACTTTTACTTACATTATTTTCTATACAAAGGTTTATTAGTTGGGTCTTAGTAAAGCTGTTTGTAATTACATCCATATCGAGTTCCATTTTTAAATTACTATCAATTTCCACCCCATCTAAATTATCATCACTATCTACAGTTTCTTCTTCTACAGAATCACTATCCAACTTCTCTTCATGTTCACCGGTAGATTCATTATTTGATTCTTCTCCTAATAAAGCTTGTTCGGTGTTATCATCATTACTTACATCTTCTAAAAGCTCATCGAATTCTGAATTATGTTCTAAATCAACATTTGCTAAATCTTCAAATTCAGAGTTATTATTCTTAATATAATCATCATTTCTTGAAGCAATTTGAACTACTTCATTAACTTGTTGAACTTGTTCTATAAGACTGTCATCTAATGGATGATTCCCAGTAGTTTCAATATTTTGTAATTGCTGTTCATACATCTCCGCATCTAAATCATCCGATTCTCTAGATAGGGACCCTCCAGAACTATCTTCTAATAAATCCTCAATATTATTAATGTCTGCTCTTAAATTTGTAACTTCGTCATTTAATCTATCGTATGAATTATTTGGTGATGTTTCTTGAAAATCATTAACATTAATTTGTTCATTCATATTTTCATTAACGGTATTTTCATTATATTGTGGTGTGACAGTTTGTGCAGACATTTTATTATTTATTTCTAATGCTATATTCTGCTGTGTATTAGCACTAAACATATCTTCATTACCTAAACGTTTTTCACTTGACATATAATTTCTTACAGTGAATAATTCCGCATTCATAGCACTAACTCTTTCTTCCAATGAATCAAACTTTTTCTTTAGATATAAACCTAAACCTATTACTATAGCAATAGCTAAACCAATCAAAATGTACGTAATATATTGTTTCATTTTGTATAAATCTGATATATTAAATATAATATTTAAACTCACTTTAAATAGTTTCATTTAGATAAATAAATATATTTTTTTTCTGTAAATATCATATATGAATTCTCTTTTTGATTTACAAAATTTAGATCCAGAGTATAAAGAATTATACAATGATATAGTAAAATTCTCTACCATTCTAATTGTTGTTAATTTATTTATGTTTTTATCTAATCCATCCCAAAATGCTTTTCTGGGAGGTAATTATATAAAATTTATGACATTTATCCTCATGGGTATTATTACATATTGGTTAGTTATTTCAAAAGTTATTAAATTCGATTAGTAAAATAATATATAAATATATATAAATGAGTCAATATCCTGATAGTTTTAGAGTAAATTGTGTAGGAACACTTCCTTGTAACAATAACAAACAATTCTGTGATCATTCAAAAGGACCTGTTGTTATCCAAAATGGAGCAGTAGTTTCAGAAGAAAGATCTTCCGAAAAATTAAACAAAATAGATAATAGTTCTACAACTCACTGTCAATCTTATGGAACACCTCAACGAGTTATACAAGATAATGAAATTAAAGAAAAACCTAATTGGACACATACATGGTCAAATGTTAGAGGCTACGGTAATATTGTAGTTGCTACAAACGACTCATGTAATAATGTACATGGCAGAGTTCATCCTTATAATAGAATTTCTAAATTATCTATGCCATATGACGGTCCTGCTGTAGTAAAAGATGCCTGGAAAATGAATAAAGCCGAACATCTTAAAGAAAAATAAATAAAAATTTTGATTTATTATTTTTATTTATTTAAGAATGTATCAACTTATATATCTAAAATGGTATTTCATGTGGTAACTTTTAATAACAAACTGTTTAAAATCATTAAAGAAGATACTGAATCAAATGATGAATTCTTTCATAGGTGTTGGTTTATTGCTAAAAAACAACCTAATTCAAATAAATATGAAGAAATTGTTTCACTATCGAAGATATCTCGAAACGTCAAATTCTTAGATGTAGAATATTCTGCTGATATTATGAAACAAGTTATATTTTAGCTTTGTCGTTGTGACATGTTGGTTTTTTATCATTCTTACCATTACAACCTGCTCTATATGTTTCTATTAATTCGCATCTATCACTATATTTCATACAGTTACCGTTTATTATCGATTTAATGTGCTTTTCAAATTGGAAAAACCATTTTTTGAAATTTGTTCTTTTAGATAATATACTTCCAAAATCTATTGTCTGTATTTTTTTTATATACTCATTCTTAACTTTATCAAAAGGTAAAACCTTTCCTAGATAAGTAAAAAATAATATATAATTTACATATCTAATAGTTTCAATATCTATCTTTTTTACAGGATAGTTAAAAATAATTGAATATAAAAAATTCCACCCAGGCATATTTATACAGTTTGTAGAATTAATTTCTTTTACATATTTGCTATAATAATCATCCACTTCCTTAAAACTTGGGTCTTTCTTAGAATTTAAACCTTGTTTTCTAAGTTTATCATTTACCATGTTATGAATCTTATACATCCACAATTTTAGAGATGACTTATTATCCAAATAATCATCTATTGGTAACTTGTTAGTATATTCGGCTAATGATCTTCTACAGTAAATACATGGTAATACATGTTGAAGAGAATTCATAAATATCTTATAAGTATCTTTATCTGTTTTTGATGGTCTAGAAGGATATTTTTCTACTATACTATGTAATAATTTCCAACCATCGGGTCCCCAAAATCTAGTATCCATTATTAATATTATTTGATTTTAATAATACAACTATATTATTAAAATTATATGATTTTAATTAAAAAACTTTTAAAGACTAAATATACCTTAACTCAAGATGAATAATCCTATTGATAACTTTTATGAAATTAATTATACCTCTAACACTTCAACTGGAATTACAGATGAATATTATAGACTATATGATAGAATACCATGTATTAAATGTAGTCAAAATCCAGTTGATATAAAACCTTCAGAATCTAGAGAATCACACCAGTTATTTGCTATTTTAAGAAAACGCTACTGTTTTAAATGCTGGTTAAAAATTATAAATAGTTAAATTATTTAAATTTGATACTTATTATACTCATTTAAAAATCTTAATAATATCATGTCTCTTGAGAAAGATCTACAAAAGTTTTTTGGATTTACTTCCTTTAGAGAAGTTCAACATAAAATTATTAAAGGTGCTTTAAAAAATTATGATCAACTTGTTATACTTCCTACTGGTTCTGGTAAAAGTATTTGTTATCAGTTACCTGGTCTTATACAAGATGGATATACTATAATAGTATCACCCCTAATGTCACTTATTAAAGACCAAATTAATAATTTAGAGAAAAAGGGTATCAATGCTGTTGGTATATATAGTGGCACAACTGAGAAACAAAAAACAATTATTTATTCGAAAATACTACAGAATAAAGCTGATTTTAAACTAATATATACTACCCCCGAATCAATTGATACTAATATATCATTTATAAATTGTATTATGCACATGAAAACTAATAATTTACTTAATAGATTTGTTATTGATGAGGCACATTGTATCTCTATGTGGGGTAATGATTTTAGATCATCATATAGAAAGCTTTCACAGCTTAAATCTAACTTTCCTGGAATACCCATTATGGCACTTACAGCTACTGCAACACTTCAAGTTAGAAAAGATATAGTTCATAATCTTCAATTTAAAAAGTATAGACAATATACTAAGTCTTACTTTAGAAGTAATCTCAAGATTAAGATTTTTAATAAAGTAAACAAAGCTACTACTCAAACGCAAATTTTAGAATTCTGTTCACAATTTAAAGGTGAAACAGGTATTATATATTGTAACTCTAGAAAAAAATGCGAACAATTAGCAGAGTTTATAAATACAAACAGAAAACATCCAAATATATCATGTGCGCATTATCATGCTGGTATGACTAATAAAAATCGCACTCAAATTGAGAATGATTGGAAATCAAACAAAGTTAATATTATTGTAGCAACTGTGGCATTTGGTATGGGCATTGATAAATCAGATGTTCGTTTTGTGATACATAATAACTTACCCACTTCAATGGAGAATTATTATCAAGAAATAGGTAGAGGTGGTAGAGATGACCAACCATGTTATTGTATTCTATTTTACTCGTATCAAGATAAAATTATTTCTGAGAAAATGATCAGAAGTGATCCTAGTTATATGAAAAACCAAAAATATATACAACATCAGTTAGATAAACTTAATTCTCTATGTGGATTCTGTGAAAATATTTATGATTGTAGACATTGTCAATTATCTAACTATCTAGGAGAAATAAGAGATAATCAAACCCAACAATGTACTAATTCATGTGATAATTGTATTGATAGAGATAAATACGAATTTTCAGATGTATCAGATATAGCTCGTGAAATAATTAATGCGATTATGGTATCAGGTAATAGGTGTTATAAAAGTAATATCAAAAAAATATTTATGCAAAGTCATATGTATGGATTCTTTAAAAATAAATATAGTGGAACTAAAGGCCTTATGGAGCTTTATAATAGATTAGTAGTTCATCTTATAATTAATAAATTCATAAAAGAAGAATTAGAAATTAACGATTATGGTTTTTGGAATGAAAACCTTAAACTTTATAAGAAGGCGAAAAGTCTCCTCGATAAAATTGAACATATTACACTATTAATAAAAAAATAGAATATTATATATTTTTTTCTTAATATTAAGTGAAATTAATTGGAGTAAGCTAAACCACCCATACCACTCATAATTCTTAAAACATTATAGTTAACAGCATATACTCTTACTTTAGCAGATTTGTTAGTTGTTCCTGATGGGTTTGCTTTTATAAATGGATATATATCAGTTGCTGTGTCTACTGGTATCGCTTTAATAGTTTCACTTTCAACCGTTAAAAATAAATTTGCGTTATCAATTCTAGAAAAATTACATGTTCCAGATGGCTGATGTTCTTCAGGTTTTAGACCAAATGAATAAACATTGATACCTGTTTTAGGAATAGATGTATGGTGATAGTGAGGGACAACAAGATTAAAGTATGTTCCTGCTCTTTCAGCAAATCTATCTTGACCATTTAGTTGAAGTTTAGCTTTTTGGACAGTATTCTTTCCTTTATCTTTATAACCATCTTTATATCCTATATTATTGGCGGCGACCGGTGTACTTGCTGTAGTGTAAGTCATCATAGATTGAGCTATAAGTTCTTGCATAATATTACCACTAGCATAACTTGAAGATATAGGAGTTTTATCAACCACAGTGGTATAATTGAACATTTGTTTATATATATCTCTAATATCTGTATTTTGAACAACCCATACCAGTTCTTTAACTGGATGATTAAATGCCAGTTTAATTTTGTTTGATGATACTGTTATAGTTTCTTCTCCTGGATATTGTAATTGTTCAATAAGATATTCATGAGATAATTGAGCAAATCTTCTTCTTTCGTCAGTATCTAAATATATGTAATCAACCCATAATGAAGAACTTGAGATTGAAAAATTAAGACTTGTTGGAGGTGCTTGGTACGAACCTGAAGCCATACCATAATACATTATATTTGCTATATCTTCAAATTCAATATTAATTTTGACTTCATGATATTGTAGAGCAATCAGTGGAAGTGCTAATCCAGGATTTCTACAAAACCAGAACTGAAGAGGAATATATAACGTTTGTGAATCAAGCTCCTCTTTTCCTTGGTTAATATTTTCAGGAGTATGTCCAATCATCTGTAAATAACCAGATTTTTGAGATTCAGGAAGAGTAAGTTGATTCCATATATGTAACCATTCACCATAATGTCTATCAATACGTTGACCTCCTATTTCAACATCAATATATTTCAATAATCTTTCACCTAAATGATCAAAAAAACCATTCATTCCATCTGCCCCACCACCACCAGAAGGTACATGTGCGATAAGACTAGGTAACTTTACTTCTAGGAGAACACGATGGACAAGATCTCCATTTCTTGCTATGGTAGCTGAAACCTTTTTTCCAAAGCCAGGAGTACCATTAAATGTTTGTTCGATTGATTCTACAGAAAAATTGGTATGTCTTCTGTATACAACCTTAAAAAATGTTATTTGGGGATTACCCGTAAGATAAATATCTTGAGCGCCATAAGCGACTAATTGCATTAAACCACCACCCATAGTATTATATATATATTAAAAGAAAATTATTTAAATTTTACGCGTGATTGTAAAAGGAAACCTAAACATTAATTAAGAATCATTATCATTATTTTCTGAGTTGATTATATTATCAATAGTTAAATTCTTATCAATAAATTTATCCAGAAAGTTTTCTAAAAAAAACTCTTTTTTAATTTCTTTATTATTATTCTTAAACTCATATTTATTATTTGGTAGTTTTTTAACAGTCCATCCCTCATTTATAGCATTATAAATAAATAGCATTTTATACATTGAATTAATATCCAAACCTAAATTGGTAATACTTTGCGTAGTATTCCTGTTACAGTTCATTTGTAATTTATTAACAATCTAAATATAATTATAAAACGAACAAAAATAAATAAATTAAAGCTAATTTTAGTATATTATTAATATGGTTCACTTTAAAGAGAAAAAGAAAAAAGTAGGTAAGAAAAACAAAAAGAGACAAAATAAAACTACGCTTGATCATAAGCATAGTGAAGTAATAAACAGTATAAATAGCAAAGAAAAAGAAATCCCTAATATGGAAAAGAAAATTAAATCTCTTATTAAAAATTTATCAAAGTTTGATAATATTCCTAATTCTGAATTATCAGAAAATGATTTAGAAGAAAAGTTGAATATAACAGAGGAAATAAAAGAAATGCAAGATTTAATTATCCATCTTAAAAATAGTCAAGAAAAAAATGATTATTTATTAAGTACTTCTCTAATGTTATATCATTATTTTGATGAAAATAGCACATATGTAGAGTCTCATGCAAAAAAATCAAAATCAAATAAAAGTTCATCTAAAAAAACCGTTTTAGACTTTTTCTCTAAGAGTAAGAAAGTTGAAGAACCAGTCAAAAAAGTTTCTCCTACTAAACCTAAAAATAACGATGTTAAAACAATTTTTAAAAACAAAAAACAAATAATGGACACCTATATGTCAATCGTAGATAAAAATTATGTGAAAACTATTAACCATTTATCTTCCGAAGAGATTGATATGTGTAATAAGTGTAATGAACCAAGAATATTCGATTCAACTCATGGTGTTTTAATTTGCCCAGAATGTGGTGTGGAGGAAAAAATATTAATAGATAGTGACACGCCATCCTATAAAGAACCACCAAGAGAAATCACATATTTTGCTTATAAAAAGATTAACCACGCAAATGAATTCCTGTCACAATTTCAAGCAAAAGAATCTACAGATATAAATAACGAGATTTTCGAAAAAATTGTAGATGAACTGAAAAAGGAAACATATATTAACATAAAAACTGTATCACCTCAAAAAATCAGGGAAATATTAAAAAAACTCGAGCTAACTAAATATTATGAACATTGTCATTATATTACAAATAGATTAACAGGGAAACCAGCTCCAACAATTGATAGCGAACTTGAAGAAACATTGAGAAATATGTTCAAAGAAGTTCAAGGTCCTTGGATGAAGTTTTGTCCGCCTGAAAGAGCA